TCTTTGCGCCCTGCTCGCCAAAGCGAATGACTTTCTCTTTGCCGTCATAGCATGCCTTCACGACATGCGACTTCTTTGGATGGTCAGGCGTGCGGCGCGGCTTGTTGCAGGCCATGCTGTCTTTATCAACGCGGTTGCTCATGGCTTGCTCCGATACCGTGCGGTCTTGGCTGCGATCTTCTTGGGCTGCGCCACAAACTGCTCGCCCTTGGCCTTGCCCTCGCGCTTGGCGCGGGTGGTGGCCGCATACTCCTGCGGGGACAACGCCTTAATGGCCTTCTCGGGCAGATATCGCTCGCCAGTCTCAGACGAGGGCTTGCCAGACTTGGTCCGCCACTTCTGGTCGCCCCAGGCCTTGAGCGATTTCTGCGGCGCCTTCATTTGTAGCCGCCGCCCCGTTCCTTATATTTCTTTGCCAAGAGCTGCGCCTTACGCGCGCTCCACTCGCCCGCCCCTGTGCCCTGGACGGCAGACGCCTTAATGCTCTCAAAGAGCTTCTTCCGCATGCCCGGCTTGGTGTAGTTGCCGGCGGCATTGACCTTAGATTTGGATTCAGATCGCATAGGGATTAACGCGCTCCTTCCTAAACTGCCGCGGCTCATCACGATCACGAGCTTGGGGCAGGTCAAACCAGCCCTCGTTTTTCAGGTATATTACGGCTTGGCTGAAAGTGTCCACATAATCATCATGCTCGGCCACGGGGAATTTGGCCAGCTGCTTCAAGAACGCCTGGGCCCAGCTCACGGGCTGGCCCCTGTTCTTACCGCTCTCGGGCAGCCAGAGGAAGCCCATCTCCAGCGTAGGCGAGGCTTGATGCGCCCGGCTGATCTTATCGGCGTTGCCGGGGTTGTACCCAATCGCCGGAACCTTGGCCAAACGCAGATCCTGCAGCAGCGACTGCCCAGACGCCTTGGCTTCCACCAGGATCCGGTCAGCCCGGCGGGCGGTGCGAAGGCCGTCTTTGACCGTGGTGCCGCCATACTCGGTTGACCAGTCCTTGATCACCCTGGACCGTAGCTCGGGGTAGGACAGATGCTCGTCCCAGGCGTCAATCAGCATGGCGTTGCGCTGGCTGTTGTGGCTGAAGATACCCCAGACAGAGCAGGCGGTGGGGTCGCCGGTGGTCTTCTCGGTGAAGGCGCAATCGTAGCTTTGCAGGATGTACTCAAATTGCGGCAAGCCCTTATCGGCAGGCCAAAGCTGGAACTCTTTTGTTTTGAGGATGCCGCCTTCGCTCGGCACCGGATCCTGCTGCAGTTGGCCCGAGGTGCCATAGCTGCCCAAGAGTTGCTTCAGCTCGGTGATTTCTTTCTCGCCAAACCGCTCCGGGCAGATCAGCTCGCCTTTCTTCTGCCTCGGATCATAGGGGCCCAAGCTGGTCTTGCGGCGGACCCCATCCCACTCGGCCGGGATCATGAGGTGTTCCCACCCGCCAATGTCTGCGAGGATGTGGCCGCTGATGTCGCGCTCATGCAGGCGCTGCATGATCGTGACCATGGCATCCTTTTTGGGATCGTTGAGGCGGGTACTCCACACCATGTCAAACCATTCAAGCGCGCTATCGCGGATCACGTCAGACTGTGCTTCCTGGGCGCTGTGAGGGTCGTCAAGGATCAACCTGCTGCCGCCTTCGCCCGTGGCCGTGCCACCCACGCTGGTCGCCAGCCGATAGCCGGTGCGGTCATTTTCAAACCGCTGTTTGGCGTTCTGGTCACCGGCCAGCCGGAACATATGCCCCCAGCGTTCCTGGTACCAGGGCGATTGGATCAGGCGCCGTGCTTTCAGGTTGTCGCGGATGGAGAGGGTGCCGCTGTAGCTGGCGCAGAGGTATTTGTGCGACGGATCCGTGAGCCACTCCCACATTGGCCACATCACGCTGACGATGGTGGATTTGGAATGGCGCGGCGGAATATTGATCAGCAGCTTGCGGATCTCGCCGGCGGTGATGGCTTCCAGATGCTCGCAGATCTCTTCTATGTGCCAGGACGGAATGAAAGGGACGCCGGGCTCAACAACGTGCCAGGACTGCTGCACAAACTCATATAATGACGCAGAGGCCGCCCGGCGCTTTTGCTCGCGCTTGATGGCATCCAGCAGCACCTCGGGCTTGAGCGTCGCATTCATTCCGTCTTGCCTGACGCCTTCCCTAACAGAGTCTGCATCTGGTCAAGCTCGGCATCGGAGAGGCCCTTCAGATTGGCATCAATCTTGATGGGCGGCTCCTTATCGTCGCCCGAATGCACGAGGTGGTTTGTTTCCCGCCACTTGCCGCGTGTCTTCATCCAAAAAATGGCTGCCGCTACTGCGCCAGAATCTCGGCTTGTCGCAATATTAAATAGATTTTGCGCGACTTGAGCGTTTGCCTTTGCAACTCCGTTTGCTATTTCATCCGCATAATGCCGCTGCAAAGTATCTTCTGACACGCCCAAGATTTTGCCGATTTGCTCTTGCGTAAGCCCCAAGCCGGTCATGACTTCAACCTGCCTGCGGTCACGATCAGCAGGAACATGCGGCGGCCTGCCTCGGGGGCGCTTTTCTTTAGGCTCCATGTCTTTGGCCCTTTATTTCTGCAAACGTGCGGCCATCGCCTTCAAGCGTTGCTGTTTGCCCCGTGAAGTCCTGCCACCGCTTCACCGCCACGTCCACATACGCCGGATTTAACTCCACCGCATAAACACTCCGCCCCGTCATCTCTCCGGCAATGATCGTTGTGCCGGAGCCGGAAAAAGGCTCATAGATGGCCTGCCCTGGCGAGGAGTTGTTTTCGATTGGCCGCTTCATGCACTCCACCGGCTTCTGCGTGCTATGGCCCGTTTCGGATTTTTTAGGCTTATCAATCTGCCACAATGTCGACTGCTTACGCCCCCCATCATAATGGCCTTTTTTGTTTTTACGGACAGCGTACCAGCACGGTTCATGCTGAGGATGGTAATCGCCGCGCCCAATGACAAACTGGCTTTTGCCCCAAATAATCTGCGCTCTAATACCAAAATCGCAGGCCATAAGGCTTTCCGCAACGATATGTGCTTTATTACCGGCGTGCCAAACATAAACCACATCACCAGGAAACAACGCCCAAGCTTCGCGCCAATCAGCTTTATCGTCGTTCAAAACCTTACCGACGGCTCGCCCAGCGATGGGCGAGCCGTCAGAGCGTAATGCTTTATTCCTCCAATCGGCGTCATATTCCACCCCATAAGGCGGGTCCGTCACCATCAAATGCGGCTTCACATCCCCCAGCAGCTTGCTGACCGTATCCGCCTCCGTAGACGAGCCACAGATAATACGATGCTTACCCAACACCCACACATCACCCAGCACGCTAACCGGATCCGCCGGCGCCTCCGGCACCTCGTCAGGGTCGGTAAGCCCCTCGGTTTTGTCGGTCAAAAGGTTGGCAAGGAAATTATCATCAAAGCCAATCAGGTCCAGCTTGAACCCGTTTGCGTCCAGATCTTTTAATTCAAGCGCCAGCAAATCGGAATCCCAACCAGCGTTAAGGGCTAGTTGGTTATCCGCCAGGACGTAGGCTTTCTTTTGGGCGTCCGTCCAGCCTTCCGCAACCATCACCGGCACCTCGGCAAGCCCAAGCTTTCGCGCCGCCATGACGCGGCCGTGGCCGGCAATAATGCTGCCCTCGGGATCAATAAGCACCGGAGTAGTCCAGCCCCATTCTTTGATTGACGCGGCTATTTGGGCAACCTGAGCGTCGGAGTGGGTGCGGGCGTTTCGGGCGTATGGGATCAACGCGGCAACCGGGCGGCGTTCAACCTTATCCGCTGGCCATTTTATAAGGCCGCTTAAATTAACCTGTTTTTGGTTCATCTATTTGATTTTCCTGGTTATTTTAGATTTTCCAGTTTGTAGAGCGTGGTCATGTGCAGCGCGGTCAGGTCATCTAGGATGTTTTCCAGCGCCGGCACCCCTTTGCAGATGGCTTCCCGGTTTTCATTTAACCAGAGAAGTTCATCGTTTATCAGTTAGATAATGTTGTTAGTTTCGCTGAGGTTCACGAGCCCAAAAGAACCCTGATAGGCTTCAATCAGGTCGTCCAGCTTGTCGATTACGCCGTCATAATAGCCGCCGAGGGCTTTGTGCTGGGCGTAAGAGTTGGTTTTCCAGTGTTCTAGGTGCGCCGCGTTGCGGGCATCGAACATGCGTTGGATTAGGTCTGCGATCATGGTTCACC